ATCGTAAACTGGAGCACCCTGAATAACAGGATGGCTCTCGTAGGCCCACAAGTCATTTAAGCCCTCATCTGGGGTTGATGACGTCATATCTGGTTGTATTTCAGTTATCAGCTCAGTCAGCAGGATTGACGCCGGCTGACACACCTTATACATCTTATGCTGAAGGTCCAACAATGATGATAGTTGATCCTTCAGAACGAGTTGACCACTAGGACTATAGTCCCTGTAGGTCCTCGGCTTCAGATGTTTTGTGCCAATGTCTTTGATGTCACCTGCTATCGGACTGCGAGGAAAGTAGAGGCTTGTGGTACATATACCATCCAAGTATTCTTCTCCGCAGCTCTCACGATACCTGAAGTCCCTTCCATAGAAGGACTTATCCCGATTGACAATAAAGCCAAGCAGGTTCAGGAAATCAATGAGAGTCTCCGCAACATCAGTACCTACTATGATATCATCTCCGTAGGTGCTCACCGTTGAATTTGCCTTCGTGTCCGGTATCCCGAAACGTAATGCAATATCTCTGGCGACTCTGCTTATTGCGTTGAACAACAACGTCTCAATCCAGAACGTTAACGAATTTCCCATTGGCGTTGCAGTCTGAAGGAAGAAAATATTCTTCTCAACTTCATAATGCGACGGAAGGTACTTTTCGATACGCTGGATAAAGCGCGCCGGGAACACTGTTCTCAGTAGAGACCAGCTTATGGAATCTGACGCCGACGATAAGTCGAGTGTTGCCAGGTCCCCAGTTCTCGAGCCCTCTTCAGCCAGTGTCTGGTTAAGAGTTTGGTCATGTATATTAAGTCCAAACATCTTGGACGTTGACGCGTCGAGGATTTCAAAGATGGCTCTCGCCATACCTTGTCGTATGACATCCTCTGGCGCGATGATACGAGCAGTCTTGTAGGATTTAGGTACAGCCATCAGTCCGACTACCTTATAAGGTTCGTCGCAGGAACCCCATGTGTCAAACGGAAAAGGCCTCTTAGGCTTCCCGATATGGCACACGAGTGGGTATCCAAACGGCTGAGGAAAGTATCCAATATCCTCACAAGCTACGCTAAGCAATTTGTCTAGCGTATTACTGTTCGTACTATACGTTACTCCTGATGTGAATTTAAGATCGGTTATATCAAGTTTATCGATCTTCTCACATATCGAATCCCAATCAATTAAGGACTCGATCTGGGAGGCTACCATCTTAGTGAGCCATCTTGGAGGAGTAGAACGCTGCAGCTCTTTTAATCTCTTTTGGGTTAATATAAACCCATCCGTAGCTACATCGTTGAGCGCTGTTGCGCCAACAGGTGAAAAACGCTTCGGATAACGAGACAATGCAAGAAAGGCTGCAATTGGATCCTGGTGGGTTTCAATCCCGTCATCATGCGGTATACCTCTTAAGGGTAAACTATCCGCAATATCGAAAAACAGATTTCTCGATAGTGATGATAATGTACTCGGATCCTTGCCAGACAGCAATACCTCAGAGTCCTCAACGAAACCCTTAATGGTTTCGATTAGACCACTGGACATAATCTGCGCTTTAACGTAGATCCATCCATACGCTGATAATTGCTGGATCTGTAATAACCACGTGTTAATAAGCACGTAGTATGCTAGTGAATTATTAGCCACGAAGTTCTTCTCATCTCCGCTGGCCAGAGTATGAGCATCTATAGATGCTGCTTTCCTACAATCCATCTCACTAGCTAATTCGATTGCATTACGAATTTGTTTTGCCATTATTATCGGCTCCTTTCAATTGGTGTAGACTAATTAGTCTGCCTGGGGTTTCTCCGCTAGACGCATCATGTCGTCAAAGCGCCAACTACCATCATCGTGTCTGAAGCCTGCTATTGTCCGCAAGAGATGTTTTGCAACAAGATCAGGAGTAATGTTACCAGACTTAGGATGCCAAATCTGCACATTGCAGATAATCGGCTCATCGATGCGAAAGTTGGGGTCATCACTATCGGTTGTAGTGAGAACGGCCTCATTCTTAACAGAATAGAGGACTCCACCCTTCACTTTAGAAGGATTCTGGAGTGTCAGAGACGTGTCCACGCTAGGAATTGACCTTGCGTGATAACGCATGATCTCCTCACGACCGATCGGCGCTGTCTTATTAGACAGGATAGCCGTAGTTGCCGTCATATCTACTGTAGCGTAATTGGAATACGCTCCGAGAGCAGGCGGTGTGACCGGTTGACCATCGGTTACATTGGTGTAACCATAAGAAGTGGTTAGGGACATATAGTACCCTCCTTTCCGGGACTAGCCCAGGAATATAGACCCTGCGTCTAAAATGCGCTTTGCGATCGTCTTATTGGACGTTTTCGCCGGGTCTAGCCAATAGAAAGAGTTCAAAGAATCGGGGACTGACCCTGCCCACCGAGTGTAACACTTGACGAGTTTACCGTCAAGCTCTCTGGTATACGCTAACGAATAACATAACTTCGAGAACGTATAGAACTCTCCAGAGAAGTACGATCTGTTCGCGTCCGTAACAGATAACATGTCACCGATTGGGATAAACCAGTCAACCATAAATGAATACGGTATCATGTCCCATATGACATAGAAGTCCGGCGATAGACCATAAGTGTCTAAAGCTCTCCAAATTCGTTTAAACACATTAACGTTCTTTGGAGTGACTTCCACGTTACACCGGCATAAAACACGCGTGCCATCCTTGAATACCTTCTCGGATGTTCCGTGTGCTGCGATCATCCTGTCCAAACTCCCTAAGTCACGACGTCTCGTGACAAATTTAATAGCGTCGCTAACATCGACCTTACCGGTACCATACGTATACCGATATGCCAACCAGGCTTCGCTAAGGGATTCAGGAATCTCGACTTTGTGGTCTACGACTAGGGCTTTGGTAAATGTTACCAATTCTATCAGATTCTGAATAGAATTATCTGATAGCCTAGGAAGGGATTCGCAGGCCGCTAAAAGGGCGTGTTGGGTTAGCGAATTAAACCAATAGTTATTGGAATCTTCCGCGCGCCCAAACACAAGGGGGTCAAGCTTTTGGACAAAACGCAGAGGCTCAGCGAGTTTAAAAGCTCGCTCTGGTCTTATATCGACCACCTCATCGTCCGAACACACTGCCGCTACAAGAGCCAACTGGTGATAACCAGTATGGTTTATTAGCGTATAGCGCAATGTCTCTGGGTCTAAAGACTCGAGAAACTTGTCTACATAGTTGACCACATCATTAGCTATCTCTAGCAATGTTGAATAGTGGCCTATTGTGTTCATAATGTCCTCTAGCCCTTTCAATATTGGGTCAAATAGTTGCGCCAGTTCCGTATCTGGTGTCCGTTCCCACATAATGTGCCTATTCGGCCATGTGGCACTCGGACCCAGCTTGGACACGAGCACTAACTCATGGGCGTAAGCCCTCCCAACATTGTCGAACTTGACTTCGTCGTCTAACGTTAATAACGTCAGACGTAGGTAGGGATAATGATCCGACCCGTATTGGGTGGAACCCCATGCTCCCCAACCCGAAACACAATACGACACGGGTTGAACGCTTCGTCTATAGACTTTGCGCTTTCCGGTCTTTGTTTCGACGTCGTCATTAAATAACACATACCTACATGAGTTAACGTACCTATTCATCAGATTAGATGAAGTACCAGGCACATCAGTCCTTTGCTTATAAGCATAGACTGTCCCAAGGTAAGTAGCGTGTTGGTCGACTTTGGAGTATTTATATCCTCTGTCGTCTACTACTTGAGCATGGATCACATCATTGACCGGGTTTCCAGAAGTAATCTGGTGAAAATAACTCGGTACTTCAACCCAAGAACCACCTATAGGTGGTCCATATACAACTTTTGGGTTGTTACTGGCGATCAAAGCCGCACAGCGATCAGGCGCATACACCTTCATGTTGCTACCTCCTTTGTAGTAGTAACTAGCGTTTGG